CTATTTTGTATATCTCCTGCGGAAACTCTGCCGTAGGATCTGGTGTTCCTAATGGATTGCTACCACCAGAAAAGTTAGCAGCATCAAGATAACGTGCCAAAGTTCTGATTCTTGTAACGGTAGCACCTGTTAGATCATTACCTGTAGTGGTATTATTCACGGATATTAATATTGCAGAGATTGTTCCTATCGCATTGCTGACAGTAAGGGTTGGACGAGGTAGTTGTCCATTCTGATATGCAAAACCTTCAGCCTGTATTGGCATTTTTGTGTATGTATTACTTGCCCAGATTATATCTGCATTTGAATTAAGATTCGTACCAGCATGAAATCTATAGGTTGTGTTCGATCCATGTAATGCTGTTGTGGTGACAAGTGTAAATAATTCAATAACTGCTGATGGATTGATCTTTTGCAGATCAGTAATTATAGGAGCAGTACTCATGGTTCAAATACTTCTCTGAATGTGGCCTGTATTGTAGCTCTGTTTAAATATGGAATAGATTTATTCCAAGAATCACATACAAACTCTGATGAAGAGCTTTCACCTGGAGGGGTAAAAGTAAAGCTATCACTATCATTTGCACGAGCATCAAGAAAAGTTTCAATGGTATCTGCATCTGTTTCACTGACTTCAAAAGTAAGATTAAAAACTTTTGGATTCTGATGTTGTGCAAGTCCAAATAATATTCTATGTTCAAACCCATCAGCAAATCTTACAACTCTGGTGTTTGGTGCGGATCTTTTTTGTTGTCCGTATCTGGGAGTAATCGAGGGAAAGGTAGCCATTATGCAAGTAAACCTCCAGGTCTTTTCTGTTGTATTAACTCAGATTGTATCGCTACAGATATAAGACGGCCAAGTTCTCTACCACCTTGTTCATCACCTTCAACAGAAGAACCAGAAGCATCTACGTTGACAACAACACTTGTAGAACCACCAAGAGCATGGTTTGGTGTAATCATACCTGACACTCCAGGTGTAAATAACTCTGGTCCACGTTCTCCAACGATAAAACTACCACCTCGTTTTACTGGCCCACCTTCTGCTCTAAATATACTTCCTATTCCTGGTAGTCCACTTAATAATGAATTTACACCAAATTTTATTAGTGATCTTTGAATTTGTGTGAATACACTACGAGCAACATCACCAAGAGTTTTAGTTCCATTTATTGCACCTTCTATAGCAGAAACCAAACCATCTTCTATTGTTTGACCAATACTTTTATATAAACTTCTTAATTTCTCTACTTGAACTAATTGATCTTCTGATTGAGCAAGTGCTCTTACTGCTTTTTCTATAGCTTCTTCATTTTCTTCACCATATAAAGCTACTGCTTCTGCTATTTTTTGTCTTATTCTTGCTTCTCTATCACCTAATTCAAGTCTTTGCATTATAAATTGTTTTTCTTTACCTAAACCTACGATAAATTGATCGAAAGCTTTTCCAGTACCAGTAACTATTTCATTTGCATTTTTAATATCTTTATTTATAGCATCAATAATTTTTTTACCAAATGGTAATTTTTCAATCGCTAAAGTTAATTGTTTTATAACAAATCCGATAACTGATGCGAGACTATTAAATGCAAATAATATACCATTAATTAATCTTAAAATGCCAGTTAAAGCAGTAATAAATGGAGCACTGATAATGCCTAATGAAGCAGCAGCAGCAGCAGTAAATTTTTGAAATTCAGCAGTTAGCAAATTAATATTATTTGCTATATCTTGAGATGCACCTGGAGTTAGACCAGTTTGTACAGCTATTTCTTTTTCTATGGCTTGTTGTGCCTCCTTTGTTTTACCTTGTTGCTTTAATAATGTCACTGTTTTTGCTAATTCTCTATTAACACCAATAGAAGATTCTTCCAAAGCTTCTAAGTTTACTTCTCTTGCAGCATTACCAATGGCAGTTATTGTCTGTAAGTTACGTTCCAATAATGTACCTACAGCACTTCCTAATATTTGAGCACCAAAACCCATTCCTGCTGGTGCAAGTGCAGAACCTAAAATACTACCACCAACTGCACCTGCTCCTCCACCAAATAACAGAGGAAAACCTGCACCTAAAAATTGTTCTTGCCTTCTTTGTTTTCTAATTCTTCGTATATTCTCTAATCTTCTAAAAGCTGTTTTTCTATTAATAGATGCTTGTTTTGCATTTTGATTAGTAATTTCTTTTTCATTTCTTAAAACCTTACTTGTATTTTCAATTCGTTGTCTAGCAACTTTTCTTTGCATATTTGTTGGAGTCAAAAACTGACTACTTGTTTCACCTGCTGCTGGTAATCTTCTGCTAGGCGGTACAAGAGTTGCACCAGCTAAAGATTGAATTTGTTCTTGACTAACAAAAGCAGTAGCAGCAGAAAAAGGTTTAGCTGCTCTAGCTGCTTGAGCTTGAATATTTGCATTAATTCCTAATTGCTTTCCAATCGCTTTACTTATTCTTAAAAATTCCTCTGAACCAACAATAGTCATCTCTTGCATACGCTTAAGCATTGACATTGCTTCGTTGCCAGCAAGAATTGTTCTAGGAAACTTTTCTATCTCTTTTAATCTTGCATCAACACTACCAATAGTTTTTTTAGGATCTGTACCACTTGCCATAGCAAAAGCGGTAGCTTCTAATCTTAATGCCTTAAAATTTCCTGCTAATAAAGTTGTCGCTGCTCTTTGTCTATCAGTTGCTCTTCCTGCATCTTCAAATGCTTTTCTAACAAGCATCATTTCTTCTTTTATACCCGATATTTTATTTTTAAAATTATTAATTCTATTACCATCCATAAAGGTATTAATAGTTTGTTTTCCTTGCTCTATCTGTGCTGTTAATCTTTTTAATGCTGCTTGTGCTGGATCTGTTTTTATATTTATCTTTAACTTATTTATATTTCCAAAACTTTTTTCTACCTGTTGTGCAACTCTATTGAGTTGCCTCATATTCTTTTCGCCTCTACTGGTATTTATTACAACATCAATCTGTTTAATAGCCATTCCGACCTAATCAACAAAACATATATTCTATTCTACCTTGATTTAGGCATAACGCTTCTCATTTGTGTTTTATCTTGTTCTTTCTTTTGTTCTTCATTTCTTATATCATAAAAAGCAGCCCAACCTATCATTTCTTCAATAGTTAAAGTTTCACATAATTCACTTACAGATTTTTTTAACTCATTTGCCAAAGAATATAAAAACAACCAATCAGGATTAGCTTTTTAAATCGGCTTTTGCCTCTTCAACCTCCTTATCAGAGCCAGCTTGTAACATCGCTAATTGTATTTCTTGTAAAACAGATGCTGCAACTTCTCTTCTTAATGAAGCCTTATCTCCATCTTGAAATAACCTATTTTTATCTTTATCCAATGCTTTTTCGATCATCAACTGCAATGCGAAATCATCAGCAGCTTCAACACCTCCACTTTTTTTCTGTATCATTTCTCTCTCTGCTATAGTCAATGGATGCCAATAAATAGTTAGTAATACTTCATCATTTTCCTTTACATCATATTTATAAAGTTGGCTTACACCAAATTTATTTTTAAGTAGATCAATAGCTCTTGTCATAATATTAGATAGCTATATAAATTATATCAGCCATTAGCAAAAAAGGAACAAGATATAATACCAAGGAAGTGGGAACGATCCTCTATCTCTACAGGAATTGGGCCAGAAACTTCTCCAATAAAAGGTGAACAAGAAAATGGATCTGAATAATTAGGAGCATTTATTGAAATCAAACCATCTATTACAGATTCTCCTATTGCAGATAAAACTGAACTTCCTTTTCCTTTAGGAACATAAATATTACATTGAATTGCACCAGAATAATAATCTAAGGCTACGCCTTGATTCTGTATTGTTGATTGAGAAAAAGTAACTGAAGTTGTGATAAATTTTTTTGTTTTTCCAGGAGTAGTATAATTTACATTATCGTAAATCATAAGCACAGTATTATCTGCTGCTATAACTGAATCAGTAATTGCTTTTTCAAAAGCTGCTCTTACATTTACTAAAGTCATAATTTCTTATATCTTGAACCTAGAGCTGGAGCAGTTCTACCCGATGAAACTCCTTTTGGGAGAACTTGAGTCGCTGCTACTCTTACATCTGGTATAGTCATACCTTGACCAAACACAAACTCAACAACTTGATTTAAGTTTTCTACATAACTTATTATTGTACTATTTGGAGAACCTAAAGCATATCTAGCATAATTAGCTTTATTACCTATAAAAATAGTATCTCCAAACTTGAATTTCTTACTAAGAGGGTATCTAGGTTCAATGTTTGGTGATGTTTTTATACCTTTATCTCTATCTTTTTTTATTTGTGTCCACGGAGGGCGTATCTCTTCATTCGCCAAAGGTCTATAAGTATTTGCTTGCCAACTTGAAGCGAAAAAACCAGTATATTGTGGACTTTCAGATGGTAAATCTGATAAAACTTTATTAACAAGATTATTTAATTGAATATTTAACTCACCTCTTGTTGAAGCAATACTGTTAGTAAAAGCATTAGGATCTGATTTGCCCATTAGAATCTCACTAATAATGTGAATAGATAAGTTTGACCGCCTTGTTTGGTGTCAATATTAACTATCTGTGCAGTTCTTGTACTTCCTGCATAACTTAATATTACTTCATCTTCTAAAGTTGGTTGATTATCTCCTATTAAATCTGGTGTTAGATATATTTTTGCTTCTCTAATTTCTTTACCTAAATCTTCTTCTGATCTTACAAATTCAACTGGAACTTTTATATCAGCAAACGTAGTATCACTTGTCGTATAAGCTCCAGTACTTGTGTTATAACTTCCAGATGCTTTTCTTGTATAAGTAATAGTCGAATCAAAA